ATCTTGGCAACATTGGAAGTTTGGAAGAGTTTTGGAATGTGGTACAACTCGCATCTAAATTCCTTGTCTGCGGGACTTTACGTGCGGACTTGCCATACGAAAAGGTGTATAAGGTACGAGAGAAAAATAGAAGGCTCGGGCTCGGTATCATGGGGGTACACGAATGGCTCCTCCAACGAGGACAAACCTACAACGTAACTCCTGAGTTACATGAATGGCTAAAGGTATATCAAGATGAATCAAAACGAGCAGCAGATGAACACTGCGACCGTCTTTACATTAGCAGGCCAGTTGCGTACCGCGCTATTGCACCCACTGGTTCCATCGGCATACTTGCTGGAACAACTACAGGAATTGAGCCACTCTTTGCAGTGGCATATAAGCGACGTTTCCTCACAGAAGGAACTAAGTGGAAATACCAGTACGTGGTGGACGGAACAGCGCAAAGCCTCATTGCGGAGCTGGGAACAGACCCAGCGACAATTGAGAGTGCTCTCGACCTAAGCACAGACTATGAGCGAAGAATTAAATTCCAGGCAGATGTGCAAGATTACGTTGATATGTCCATCTCATCCACGATTAATCTACCGAGTTGGGGATCAGACGCTAACAATGACGACAAGGTTGAAGCATTTACGCGAGTTCTTTCAGCGTACGCCCCTAGGCTACGGGGGTTCACGTGTTATCCAGATGGAAGTAGAGGAGGTCAACCCCTCACCTCAGTCCCCTACGCAGAAGCCTTAGCACATAAGGACACTGTGTACGACGAAGTTGTGGATATATGCGACATCACCAAGGGTGGTGTTTGTGGAAGCTAATTAGACAAAAAGAAAGGCGCTACCTTTGCGGGTAGCGCCTTTTTGTTTATGGCTTTACAACATCGTCCTGATATTCTTGGAACTTATACAGGCTAGACAAATTACCGGACTTAGGAATTCCCTGTAGTCTTTGCTGTTTATCTAGCTTAGCAGTTTTAGCAAATGTAATTAGCTGAGTAGCCAGTTGCTTAGGATCACCCTTAGCTTCTGTGTACTTCTTAGCAAACCCTTGCATATCCTCTGTAGTTAGTTCTCCTTGAACATACTTACGTTGAATCTGCTCCATAATAGACTTCTGCTTATCACGATAGTTTTTAAGTCTTTGACCCGAGTTATATTGATTCTCTCCAGTCATTGCCTCATCCAAACTACGACCACCTGAGAATGTACGAACATCCTTGTCCCATTGGGTACGGGTGTTGCCACGAAGGCCCTCACGATTGAGGACATAGCCCTCGTCATCAGTGAGCAAACTCTTCTCAGCAAGGCCCTTTAGAGGCCCTTGTGGGGTCATAGTAACTCCCATGTTCTTCCATGCTAGTTGGTCATTAAAGCTCAACACATCCTTAGCAGCAGCTCCCATACGTCCAATTGACGAGAAATAAGGAGACAACGCTTCTATAGGACTGTTAGGCAGCACATCAGCAGAGGACAAGCGGCTCTGCATGTTTACGTTAGTAACATCAGAAATGACACCTTTCTCTAGCCAACGCGGAACTTCCTTCAAAGCATATTCAGAAATGGTTTGTTCCTTACCAAACTTACCAGTAATGTGCTTAAACATACTATCTGCTTCTTGGTAGAAGGGCATACCACCAATGCCAGCGTAGGCAAGCAATGCTGTTGCAGCATAGGCAGCGGACACAGGGTCTTTACCACCATTAGAAATCATACGCTGCATCTGGTTCATATAGCCATGTTTGAAGGTCTGCAATCCACCTGCTAATGTGCCTGCAAGGCCCATCTTCTGATACATAGCAGGACGCTCATTCATTCTATAATCAAACATACCAGCCTGTGTAACATTGTACGCAGCATCATAAAGTTGTTTGCCTGTTAAACCAGCTTCCTTTAGTACATTCACAGCAGTGAAGAACACCAAAGGACGAGTAGGATTTTCCCCTAGTTCTGCTCGATTAAAGTCGATAACCCTATCGGCTGCACGAGAATACTTGTTCTGAGTAATCTTATTTACATCAGTGAACTCTGAGAAGGTTAGCAAACCTCTTTCACGAGCTTCTTTCATTGATGTAGCAAAATCCCCCTTAGTTTCTCCAGTACCAGCAGCCATCCAATCCTTCACGGCCTTAGCCATTGCAGGGATAACTGCTGCTTGGCTTACACCAAGCTGCTTAGCCGCAGACGTAATTTCCGGTACACCTGTCTGTGCCACCTGTAGCCATTGAGTTACGGAGAACAGCCAGTTACCAAAGCCCATAGAATATTGTCCCATGCGCTTGTTAAACTGGTGCACCATAGCTCTAGTACCACTAGGACCAACACCAAACAACCGTTGTGGAGCATCCAAAATGGTGTTTAGTGCTCTGCCGGTTTCACCTACAGACCTACCAGTCATTCCCTTCAGATAGTCATCAACATAGTCTTTAGCATTAGGCATGCTATCAAGGGCTTCATTTTCCATCAAAGCTCTTACCTGCTTTTCAACAGGTAAAGCAGCATGAGAAATCATCTGGTCTTCCCAATGTTGCAAATAAGACTTGATGAAGTCAGCTCCATTCTGTTCAGCATCTAGCCAAGGTTTGTTGCCCTCATTACCAACAATGCCCTTCTTGCGTAGAGCGTGTTGTGCAGCACCATATGCCTTATCACTATTCTCAGCAATGGCAGCAGAAATCAAATCCTGTACCTCACGGAATGAAGGGTCTTTCTCTGCTAGCATTGTCAGCACTTCCTGCATAGCACCAAACTCACCTGTTCTGCCTGAGCTACCTCCAAGAGAGCTACGCTTTACAGGAGTGTATTTAGCATCAGGAAACTTCTTTGACATAGCTTCTTGAGCAGCCTTAAGCTGCCATTTGAAGTCTACAGCAATAACACCTAGAGGCTTGCCTTCAGCATTCAGAACTAGTTGCTTGTAGTCACCACGGAAGATACCGGGAACGTGTCCTTCACGAGTAGCAACAGGTTCCATACCTGCTTGCGCACGCTTCTCGTTCCATACACGAAGCTTTTCAGCATCCATTTCATAGAACTTACGAACAAACTCCTTCTGTGCGTCTGAATAGCCATGCTTGTCCATTAGCTCAGAAGTAATTTTAGTTTGCTTCCGGTCACCAAGCTGTAGAAGCTGTACAACTTCAGCCTTTTCCTTATTAGACATTTCCCGTATTGTGGCACCTATACCACCACGTCCAGTGATGTATTGCTCTACAAGAGCGTCGGTCTTTACAAACACTTCTCTCGTCTGAGCACGCATGAACTTAACCAGAGGGTTAGGATGCTTGACAGCCAAAGCATTAATGCCAGGAGTCACTAGCTTACCACCAATAGCAGCAGAACGTGGAATGTCCTTTGCATTAGGAGCGAGAGCAATAACAGCTTCAGGAGTTGTTACATTCTCTAGATAGCCAGATTCGCTACCAAGGATAGCGTTTACACGAGCTTTCTTAGCAATGTTGTCTGCTGTAGCCTTAGCAGCTAGAGCTTCAGGATCATTAGGCTTGATACCAGGGAGCTTGTTCAGAAGATCACGAGCACCCTCTATTACACCCTGTAAATCAATACCCCCACGCTGTGAAGCAGGAACAGGACGATAGGCACTGTCGTAAGCACCGTCAGGTTCCCAATCACCAGCATAGTCCATTGGCTCAAACTTCTTACCTGCTACTTGATAGCCTAGCTTCTTAGCATCAGGAGACAAAGCACTCTTAACTTGATGTGGCGCGAATGCAACCACTTCAGAAGGCACTTCACCACGATATTGAACAATGCCGTCGTAACCAGCTCTCTGAGCAAGGGTTTTAACTTCGTTGGTGATGTAGCCCTTCTCGTCATAAGCTTTCTCTACAATTGCCGTAGCTTGCTCACGAGTCTTACCAAGAGACACCAAAGCATTAACCATAGGATCACCTGGACCCTTAATGACTAATGGCTTACGAATGTCTACGTAAACTTGGTGAACATTACCCCCATTGCCTTCAGCATATGAAGAAGCATATTCAGGACGTACAGCAAGATAAACACCGTTGCCTAATGCCCCACCTTCCCGACTAGCCTTGATGTTGTGAAACTCTGCTTCGCTTCCGTGATATAGAGGCAGCAACTTACCGTTGCCTCCACGAATAACACTCTTACCAAAGTTGTAGAGGTCTTCAAACACAGAGGCATCAATAGCACCACGTTGTTTCCTAGGAACAACACGCCTTGGTGTACTAGTACCTGACAGCATACGGATAGCAGCATCACGTTCCTTGCCAGCAGGCATAGAGTCAATGGCGTCTGTAAGGCTACGTGTCTGATCTAGAGCAGGGCCTAGTTCATCACCCCACAAATTGCGTTGTAGAGGATTTTCTAGGTTCTGTAGCTCCATAGAAAGGTCGGCCCTGATAGGCATTCCATTCTCGTCTACACGCATGTTTGGCATACGTTCCATAGGATCGTTGCTGCCAAAGTCTTCAACAATTGATTGCTGAGCCTTATAGCCCCCTTCAGGAAGCTGCTCATTAAGACGTTGTAATTGTTCTGCTGAACGTGTAGCGTCTTCTACATTCCTATTGGCGACATAGTCGCTATAGCCTGTAGGAGCACTCTCCTGCCTAGCACGCATTGCTGCCTGCTGCTCAAGAGCTGTCTGACGCTTAACGTCAAATTCCATCTGAGCTTGTCTGGCTTCTATTGCTGCTTGTGCAGCTTGTTGCCGCTGCATCGAGGATGTCTGAGCATCCGAGATATTAGCAGCTTGTAATTCCTCAGGAGAGCGTAAAGCACCTTCTGAGTCAATATTCATTGTGGGCCGAGATTGGTTTCTCTTAGCAAGCGTAGCTTCTAGCCGTGCAACTGTAGCCTCATCAGCAGCGTTGGATTCTGCCCATCTACGAGCTTCCTGCTCAAAAGGAGAGGGGCCAGCAGCTTCTGCTGCCTTAGCTTGAGCAGCACGAGCAGCTAGTTCACCAGCATCAGGAGGAGCAGAACGAGAAACACCATTACTGTCTGTATAGATGGTTTCTGGAGGCTTAGGAATGCTCTCAGAAGGCGTTAAATCGGCTTCTACGGCTTTAGCCTTATCAGAAGGCATGTCAGCAACCTTCTTCTTCTTTCCAGAAGGAATAGCCAGCATAGGCAGACCTGTAACACCAGCTAAAACAGCATCTTCAAATGTAGGCTTGTAGGCTTCTTTTGTTTCTTTATTCTTAGCTACAGATTGTGTGAGACTTGTACTCACAAATTCCTGTAGAGCATTACCACCAAAAGTGGTAGTTGCTTTCATTGGCAAACTGCTACCTAGTCCTGGCATTGCAGCACCAAATACATTGCCTACAGTGTCAATAGCTACAGCAGCCAGTGCTCTAGGAAGACTCTCACCCTTATCTAGAAAGTCTTGTCCTTTTACCCCAGACGAAAAAGGCATGGCAGCAAATTGTGCTGGTATCGTGGCTACATTACCTAACAATTTGCCACCAAAGGTCTGCTCTGCCATTTTAGGATTGGCCCAAGCTTCCATAGCTGCGACACCACCATGTAACTTATCTAGAAAAGCATCACCTTGATTATCAGGAAGTAAAGGCGCAACTAAACCACCAAAACCCAAGCCTGCGGTTTTAGTAGCATTAAATAATCCTAATTTAATATCTTCAAGGGCTGTTGTCTTTCTTTTAGACTCTTTTGGTTTTTCTACAGAAGTCTTGCTAGAAAATCCAATCTTGCCATAAAATTCCTCTTTAGGAATGTCGGAATAGAACTTACCATGAAAAGCGTCAGCAAATTCCTGATCGCTCATATCGTTGTAGTCTGGATACTTCTGACGCAGTTCAGATAGGTTCATATTATTTCCTTATTCCTAGAGGGTCTAGTGGTTTGGTTGTGGCAGGGGCAGTGGGAGCTGCTTGTCCAGCGGGTTTTGGTTTACGAATACCTAGTTCAGATTCAAGGTCTTCTTGCGATGTAGTCTTAACATCTGTAGGAGCAGTGCGAAGCTTAATAGCGTTGTCACGATATTGCTGTGCAAGTCCTTTTAAGTAATGTGCCTTATTGAGACTTTCAGCATCCCCTTGCATAGCTAAGTTGTCAGCTTCAGCCTCCAGCTTAACAGCATAGTTTTCATAGCTCTGCTTGTCTTGTTTTGTGGGCTTTGCCGCTAGTGCAGCTTTGGCACGAGCATTAGCAAGTTCGGCAGCCTTTACTCTAGCAGCAGCATTAATACGTGCAACTTCAGCAGCAGAGTCGGCCTTAGTAGCAGCAATGTCCGCAGCACTTCCTTGCTTGCTTTCTTGAGAAATAAACTTGTCCGCATTTTCTCTAATAGCCTTACCAGCAGCATATACTTGATCTGCTCCTCCAGGCTGATTGAGAGCATCAACAATGTTCTTAGGTAGCTGGGGAGCAAGCCACACAGGAACTTGACCTCCGTTAGCTTTGGTAGCCGCAGCAGCTTGTGTTAGTCCTTGTGCTAGGTAGTGTATATCTGGAGCCTGTAATTCACGTTGCTTTTTTTGTTGTTCAGCAACAGCAATTTCTTTCCTGCCTGGATATAGCGTGGTGGACAAGTCATCTTCTAAAGCCTGATTTCTCATCTTAGAAGCTTTAGCAGCAAGGTTGAAAGGAGAGGCCGCAGAGTCTTCAGCAAGCTTCTGCCGCTCTACTTCCATGTTTAAGGCATTTGCTTGTCTAGACTGCACTGCTTGGTCATAAGCAAAATCAGCAGGAATTGTAGATAAGTCCCCATAAATACTTCTTAAATCAGGAGGTGCTATGTATGGCATTTAACCTCCGAGATAAGGAGTTTCAGTATAAGGATCCCATGCTGGTGGTTCATATGTTGGCATAGAATTATAGTCTGGAGCATTGTATGAGTTCATGGCATCATAATACATATTTTGCAAACCACTACCCATAGCACCACCTATCTTCTGCCCTTCTGGACTACGATACATGGCACTAAGCTGCATTAATTGTTGTGCCCTACGTTGTAAAGCAGCATTTTGAAACTGTGCAATTTGAGAAGCGTTTTGTGAATTTAGTTGGGCAAGCTTAGCCTGTAGTTCTACTTCTCTAGTACCATATTGAGAACGGCGACCTCCGGCAGCATCCTGTCTGGTAAGTTGTTGTCTAAGCATCTGAGAATAGGGGCTATCCTGCCCATACAGAGAAGCTAAGTTGCTAGCCATGCCACTAAATTGATTGGCTGATTTATTTTGTAAATATAAGCTACCCAAACCAGGCAGCAGTTTCATGTAATCTGTCATATTTTCTCCTGCTGATGCTGAAGGATCAGAGCCTACACCAGTAACTCCTACACCAGAAGGTGTACCAATAGACCCACCCGCTGAACCGCCAATAACTCCACCTATTGGTCCAGCTATAGCATTCCCTAATGTGCTACCTAAATTCCCCATAATTGATCCTATAGGGTTACTATTCATGTTAGCAGCAATATTAGCTATTCCAACAATACCACTTAAGACAGGATTACTCTGTGTAAGAGCAGCTAATGTAGCCATTGCTACAGGATTACCCTTAATAATATTAAGAATATTCTCCATAGTAGAGAACGTGCCTGTCTCTGTATTTGAATTAGTATCTGCTAAATCAGTGGAGAAAAGACCTTCTAAACCAATTTCGCCATCTGCTATGCCCAAACTAGGCGTGCCTGTAATAGTTACACCGTCTAAAGAAGCTGTATTTCCTATATTACCCGAAACATCTCCAACATCACCTGTGGATGTTGTACCAACAGGTCCTACAGGGCTGTCTGAGGGATCACCTACGGTCCCTGAATCTCCATCACCCATATATTCTCCTTATGGCTTAGTTAAGCCAACATCAGTCCATGTGACGACGCCAGCGTTGCTTATCGTAGCTACCCAATAATGTAAATTGGGGCTCTGTAATACGAGCCCGCTTGTAGTTATTAGGTAGTCTGTTGTATCAACCCCACGAGTAGATCGTGCTGCTGTAGCCTCTGCTAGCTGTGCGTTAGATAAGTGATTACGCTCGCCAGAAACACCTCCCTGTACATTCTGCAAATCATTGTGATTGCGGGTTTGAATGTCAGTTAAGTTGCTACCAGCTTTATCAATCACTGCCCAAGCCACACTATTAACAGAGTTTAGCAGGGTTCTTAGTTTTAGATACCAGTCAATTCTAGTGTAAGAGTTTGCCTCAGAATCTACTGGAAACGGAGGAAGTATGTCTGCCATTATTATGCCGTGCTACGCCCAATAAAAATAACATTATAAGTTAAAGTCGCTGCCGCAGGGTCACGATTTTCCAACGTCAAGTTATTACCACTATAGTATAAATTATTACTATTTGCTGTACCACTAGTAATACTATACCTAGCATTTGGATCAGCAACTTCAATGGTTGTCAAGCTTGTTCCAGTACAAGCAAATATAGCAGACACTCTACCACTATGTACTATAAATACAAACCCAGAAAAGTTTTGGTCGTTAATAACCGCTGTTCCTGCTGTAGTAATGCTAATATCTGGGCCACCGATGGGAGTTCCAAAAAGTGTCATTGACGCAGCCGCGCCAGCATCAAAAATATACTCTGCGGACAATAGCCCACTAGTATTCTTCTCAGTTCTGACAAGTCTAGCATTGGTCAGCGTAAGTACTTTGTTTACACCGAACTTGCAATTCTCGATAATCAGCCGCGAGCCAGCGACAAACGTCATGTCGATGGCAGTCTTCGTGTTCGGCATCGTGAAGTTGCAATTACGCAGCGTCACGCTCTGAGCGTTGCGCAGCTTCAGCCCGTTGCGTGTGCTGTCGAAATGCACATTGTCAAGCGTCAGGGTCTGTAGTACCTGCGCCGTCGACTCAAGGCGAATACCCCATGCCGACGTGTCTAGACCTTGCTCGATGCGAACGTTCTGGATTGACAGAGCAAAGCTCGCCGCAGTGCTGCTGGTGTCATTCCACAGGATGCCGTCTTGCCCTTGAACGATGGCAACATTTCTAATGGTCATGTTCGAGAAGGCGCACCCATCGCTGAATTCGATGCAGGGGCGCGTCACACTGGTGCCGACAAGCTCGGAGTTTTCGAGCAGGAAGTGATCGACGTTCAAGCTCGTGAAGTACGTGTTCTGTGCGTAGACGATGGGCCGAGCGCATGCGAATTTGCAGTCGGTCACCCGCAGCAACTGGCGACCAGAAGCTTTAACACCAATTGAATCACCTAACCATGAGCCAGTTGCAATGGCCACACCTTGTATCTCACAATTGGCAGCATTAACATATTCAATAGCTGTCTTAGCTGAAGTATCAGCACCACCACTAAAACCTACATATCTAATTGCATTTTCATTATATCCAGACCCACCACCGGAATCAAACTTTATAGCAGTTGCAGTAGCTCCAGGAGCAAAAGAAAAAACAGAAACATTTTTTCCTTGACCTACAATAGAAAACCTCCAAACAGCAGTAGAGAAGCCTGTGGGAAGAGTCCAAGTGCCACCATCAAGGTATACCGTACCACCACCAGAAAGACTAGTTGCTGCTGCTGTTAGAGCAGCGGTTGCAGCAGCCTTAGTACCATACTTTAATAGTCCTTTATGGTCGGTGATAACATCTTGTACTGTACCACCTCCGGCGGCACCTACAAGACTAGCTCCTTGCGTTGTACCCGTTCCACCGATGTTATAAGTTAAATCATTTACATCTTGTAGCCAGGGAGAATCAATGACTGTCCCAGCCACCCAAGTTTTACTAGTCATCAATAAGCCCCGATGTTAAGCATAAGCTCCAAACTCTTCATCCGTAGAGGATAATTATCAGAGTATAAAATCCTATAGCTTCTGTTTATAAAGCGCCCACAGCGTCTAGCTGTCGGCCTATTAGCAAAGACATTTAATGTCTGTGAACTTGTAGGATTGTCTGTCCAATCATTATCACTCCATTGTAGGGTGAGATTGGACGTTCCTGTAGCAAGGTGTCTGTCAGCAACCAAGATAGTTCTGTTGCACACTTTCCAGTTGCTGCTACCAAATAAATTATCTTCTGTAGTGTAAGAACAGGTAAAATTACTAGCTTTGTCTTGGTACACTAAAGGAGATATGAAGTCAATCGTGTTAGCATTCTTGATAGCAAGATATTGCCCACCATTAAACTTACCCCACACAGCTTCTACAAGTAGTTGAGCATCAGAACTTGTTCTCCACTCATACCACATCTTCTCATCAATGTCGTAGAGCCAGGTAATACCAGTAGAACACAGCATGTAAAACGTATGCCCATCTACAGAAACAATATGAGCTTTAGCAGAGGCCACCTGTGAGGTGGCAAAGTCTGTAGCCATTTGGCTTTGTATTGTACGATCAACCACTTCATCAGATATTCTATCTACCTTGAATCCATCCATCATAAAGACAGACTGAAGCTTTCCTTTTTCCTGCCCTACAAAGTAGTGTTTATCACCAGCCTTAGCATAACCTGTAATATAACCTATAGACTTGAATGCAGAGTCATTACGTGATAAAGGGCTTCCACTCACATTAGCAGCATCCCAAAACACTTCTAAGCTATCATACCCAATGGCAACAATGTAATTCTTGTTCTGGAAGATATGCCTAATGCCATCTGCGGACATTTCACAAGTAATGAAATTACCAGAGGTCCAAGAATCGAATGTGTCGTTGTCTGAGTTGTACAGGTCATTTCCTTTTGCAAGGAATACATAACCGTCTACAACAACAATACTAGGAATGTGACTTGCTGGTAAATCAGCATCTGCTACAGAAGCCGCAGCGGTGTCAGGATAGACACGAAGCTGTTGGCTCCATAGATTTGTACCATCCGTAAACAGGATGTAAACCTCTCCTGTACTCTTCTGAAACTTCTCAAATCCAACATCACCGGAGCTAGTTGCCAACGTGGCAACCAGTGCCGTGTAAGAACCAGCAGGATTTGGAATATACTTATAAACCTTAGTGCCTACAGCCCAGAAGTAAATATCTTCCTGCTCTTCGTAATAATAGCCCCTGATTGCATCAGTGGTTACAGCTTTCTGTAGAGTTTGTGCTGTGGCCTGGATACCGGGACGTTTCTTTAACATCACCTCACGAGTTTTATTTTCTTGTGAAATTCTGTCGTAGAAGAAGTTGATAATGTGACTATCCCTACGGACAGAGGAACTCGCAGAACGTAAAGTGGGAGTGGCATCAAATGTTACTTCCTCCCGTCTATACGTGCTATTTTGTGGTGTGTTCGTGTAGGCCAAAAGATTACCTCATTCGTAATTCAGGCTGCATGTACATCGACGACTCCTCATCGCCATACCCTTGTGCCTGTGCTAGATATACTGCTGCTTCCTTCATTAAGACTTGGCGATCTTGTAGAGGAACACCAAACTCAGGCGCAAGCATTACAGCAAGTTCATATTTAATTGCATCAGTCCAGTAAGCAGGAAAATCAGGCGTGTCACCAGCAGAAACAAAGCCATCAAATTCCTTCTGGTAAGTTACTAAGAGCGTCTTGTTAGCCGCTGCTCCAGTAT